GCTCAGTGGAAACAGGATGTAGCTGATTCTGGTAGCACGATAAATAATGACAGTATTTATAGCCCGTTTTGGCGTGTGATAAATGCGTTAATTACAACACCAGCATTATGGTTAATAAGTTTTGTAGCAACAACAGTGCTACCAAATACCTTTGTTAAATATGCAACTGGTGCTTTTCTCGATCTTTTAGCGGATGCCGTTAATTTAGTTAGAAAACCGGCGGTAGCTGCACTTGGGTTAATTACTTTTACCCGTGGTGATGTTGGTCAAGCAGTAACAATTCCCGTTGATACGATTATTAAAACAGCAACACTGAATGGGAAAGTCTATAAATTAAAAACAACCGTTGAAACCAGTTTTTTAGCAGGGGAAGCAACGGTTGATGTTCCTGTTACTGCTGTTGAAGTAGGGGCAGACTTTAACCTGGCAACAGGTTATTACTCTATTTTAGAAAAACCGATTGGAAATGTTATTTCGGTAACAAATAGTGATAACTGGTTAACCACGCCTGGTGCAGATATTGAAAATGACGATAATTTACGCGCTCGTATTCGTAACCAGTTCGGCACTGCTTCTGATTATCATACCGATAGCGTTTATAAATCATTGATTTCACAGTTTCCCGGAGTAGCAATCGATGCTATTTGGTTTCAGCATAATGCTCCTCGTGGTCCTGGCACAGCTAATGCTTATGTGTTGTTTGATTTTTCTTCACCCGTTGCTCAGTATCTTTTAGATATTAATGATTTTATTACTGATAAAGGGAATCATGGTCACGGCGATGACTTGCAAGTTTATCAAATGCCAGAACAAAATCAGATATTAACGGCAACGGTTTGGCATAAAAAGTTTTTAACTTCGGATGAGATAACACAACTGCAACTTGATGTTGATGCCTTTATTAAAGCGGCGTTTCGTGAAAATAAAAGTTACAACCCGACACTAACAAAACCTTATACACGTTTTAGTTTTTCAAAATTAGCTGGCGAATTAGATAATGAATTTGTTGGTATACACAGTATTGATTTTGATTTATCCGATATTGTTTCCGCACTTTGGATACCTCGATTAACTGATTTAACGGTAAATATGCAGGTTACCGAATGATTGATATTAAACTCCCTTTTTGGCTAAGCGCTTCTGAAACTAAAAAACTCATTGCGGCTGCAGAATTTTGGTGGCAGCGATTAGAAGGCTGGATGCTATGGCCATTAAGTCAATTGGACGCATTAACTTGTACAGTAACCATGCTGGATTTATTAGCCTGGCAACGTGACATTACGCGTTTTGTAGATGAACCATTATCTCTTTATCGGTTGCGCGTTAAGTACGCTTTAATTAATGCACAAGATGCAGGTAGCAAGGCAGGATTTATTGCCATCTTTGATCGTCTTGGTATTGGATATGTTGAAATTGATGAGCGTTCCGATCCCGTTGAGTGGGATGTGGTTTTATTAAGGCTGTCAGATTCACAGCTTGCAGAAAACACCGATTTATTAATGAATATTATTCATAAGTACGGGCGTACCTGCAGACGTTATCAGTTGCAAGTTATTACACCAATAGCACTTGGTGTTGATGCGAGAGATACCGGCCATACGTGGTGGTTTGATACGGCTATTCAAGAAATATTGCCATGGCAAGCAAACTCAACATTAGAAAATAGAACAATAGGTAACAGTTGGGATTTAGACGTAGCTTCACTTTAAAAACATTTATAGCGAGAAAAGATTATGGGTTTTATAACAATTGAAGGTGAAAACCAAATAGCGGCAAAACAAGGTGCTGGGCAACCGCTAAATATAGTTAATTTTGTATTGGCTAATATTGCTGGCTTAGGTGTAGAGCCTGCAGACCGCATTGAAGCGATGCCAATCGCCGGTGATATTGTTGACACGTTACCCGTCACAATGGCCGGATATGTAAACACTAACCAAGTGGTTTATTCATTAACAATGGATTCATCAATTGGTGATTATGATTTTAACTGGATTGGCCTTGTTGATGATGAAGGTAAACTAATTGCAGTAACCTACACGCCATTAATTCAAAAACGTGCAACGGCTGGCGCGGTACCAGGTAATAATTTAACACGTAATTTCTTGATTGCTTATTCAGGTATTCAAGCAACGGCTGCAATTGCAGTACCGGCAGCAACATGGCAAATAGATTTTAATGCACGTTTGCATGGCATAGATGAACGTGAACGTTTATCTAATTATGATCTATATGGCCATGAATGTTTTATCGGTGATGGCTATTTAATTGTTCGGCAAGGCGCAACCACTACTTATGATGTTTTAGCCGGGATTGGTTATGTTGGGGGTGTTCGCATTAATAATGCAGCCACACAACAAGTCGTTGCAGCAGCATCTACTTCGCTTTGGCTGGATGTTTCATTGCAAGGTGATATTTCTGACATGTCGCCTGTAGTTAATTTTGTTATTGATGCTGTCGTACAAAATGATTATATAGATGGTAATGGTATTCAACATTATTTAACTAAGCTATCTGATATTGCAGGTGATGGTTCAGTAACTGACGCGCGAGCAGCAGGATCGTCGCATGAAAAAAAGGCTGACCCACATCCTCAGTATTTAACACAGGATGAGGTTGAGGTGTTTCCATCAATAACAGCAATAGCGGAAGCTAACGCTTTAACAATAGGCGTGAAAGGTCAATCGCTAAACTTCAGAAATGTGAATTTAACAAATGGCGAACCTAGTCTTGTAAATTTTGGCGACCTCTCTTTGATTATCCCTTCAGGTGCAACAATCGGAACGGTCGACGCGATCCAATCAGAAGTTATTATAATCGTTTTAAATGTTGCTGGTATTGCAAAGCTTGCTGTTGTTAATTTAGCGGGTGGTGTTGATTTATCTGAACGCGGATTAATCACCACAGTTGCAATTGATGCAACAGCCGATTCTGCAAACGTAGTATATTCCGATGCAGCTTATATAGATGTTCCTTATCGTGTTATGGGTTCAGCCACTTCTACACAGGCAGTTGCGGGAACGTGGGCTACTGCTCCAATTTTAATTCAAGGTATGGGTGGTCAAGTATTAGCGGCCATGAGTTCTTTGGGGTATGGTCAAACTTGGCAAGACTTAACTGCTAGTCGTTCAACTAATATTTATTACTACAATACAACTGGGAGGCCAATATCAGTAGGAGTACAAATAAACGCAGCAGCAGGAATCACATTATATGGCGAGGTTGATGGAATCAATGTTGTTGGCACACAAGTTGGAACAGCCTCAGTTAAAGGAATATTTTTTATAGTTCCAGTGGGATCGCGATACATGGTAAATAGCAGCACTTTATTTAAATGGACGGAGTTAAGATAATGAAAAAATTTAAAGCAAATAGCCAAATACACGAAATAGAAGAAGGCTTTGAACATCTTCTTCCTATTGGTGCTATTGAAATTACTTCAGCAGAAGCTGATAATTTATTGTTACCGTCTCTGCAAGAATATAAAAAAACAAAGGTTTTGGATTTATACAAAGCTTGCGATTCCCATATACTAGGTGGTTTTATATCGAACGCATTAGGCGTTGACCACACATACCCATCAACCACAACAGACCAGACAAATCTCAACGGTGTTGTTACTGAATCATTAGTTAACGAAGCTGATGTAAATTGGACTGCTCCATTTTGGTGTGCAGATGCTACTAACGTATGGGATAGACGCGTTCATACGCACGTACAAATTCAACAAGTCGGTCAGGCAGCAGCTGTTCATGTGCGCGATGCACAAGACAAATTAAAACTATTAGTTGACCAGGTGAATGACCCATTAACAGATTCCGCTGAAAAAGTGGATCTTATTAGTTTTTAATTAGTATAAAAATTAATAATATGTCTTGGTCTCAAATTGCACCGACATCCCCAATATCTGACGCTTCAGGACTTAACCAGAATTTAACGGTACTATCAGTTACACCCTGGACTCATGGTATTAATGAAGGTGCAGGTGAACATACTGTTTTGAGTTTTCCTAACGCGGTGGATGCTTTGATTAATAACTTGCCAACCCAGCCTTCGGGGGCTGTTTTTGCTATTGCCGTTTATGCGGCAAATGCCAATGATTTAGCAAGTCAAATAAATACGTTAACCAGCGTATTGCCGATAAAGCAGTTATTACAGTGGCAACGACACGCCACTAAATTAATTAATTTAGAAAAAAACAAGTTTGATTTGGTTGGCCAGGTACCAGATGTAAACAGCATGGCAATAAATGCTATTCCAGAAGTTAAAACGCGAATGAAAAAAGCGATTAGTCAGGCGGCTTTAACTGAGGCAGCGGCTTTAGTGGGTGAAGATCCATTAACTAACTTAAATGCTTTTGAAGTAAATAAAACAGCGCATAACACAGATGTAAATACCGCTTTACCTGCTTTGGCTGGTGGTGCTGGTTTACGTTTTTATTCTGAAGTGGATATTGCCGCAGACTTAAAAGTTAATAGCCTTGGCCATGAATATACGATGACAGCAATTTTAGCTTTTATTGGTTCCGCTGCGGAATTAGCTTATTTAAAAGAGATGATGCCTTAATGTTGCATTTGAATAATACAAAAATAAAAGGCAGTGACTTAAAGGTTGCGGCTACATTGTCGCTGGCGGGTGATGATATTAGTGGTCAGTCGAGTATGACGGCTACGGCTGAAACAGGCGATAAACCTAAACAACTCAGCGTTTCTCTTTTAATTAAATTCATTGATGTGAAAAATTTAACCGAGTTGCTCTCCTTGGCTGAAGCGAAAGATGAAAAAGGTGAGCGTGAAACGTATGCGGTTGTGAATGACACTGCCAAAGCTATGAATATTCGTAAAGTTCGCTTTCAAGGTGACTTATCTGTTCGTGAAGATGAAACGCTGCGCTTGTGGCGTGTTTCATTCAAATTAACAGAAATTCAATCTGTTGCTGAAGCTAAAGAATCGCGACAAGAAAAACAGCCTGTTGCAGACCAAAAGCCAGCAGGTGAGACCGTTAAACCAACAGAAACAGCAACGCCAAAAGCTGAAGAATTAACTTCTTTTGAAGAAACATTAAAGTGGGTTGATTCACTTGGTAATGATGAAGTAACGGCACAGCAATGAAATTAAATCGTGTTTTAACTATTAATAGAGTTCAGCGGCAATTAATTGATGAACGTATTGCTTTGGATCTGTATTCCCCTGGTCGCGCACAATTCACCGTTTTGATTAATGATAAGGAAATTAAAAAAAATCAATTAGTGACGTTTGATTTTGGATATACATCTCAAGAAAAACAGCAACGGTGGTTTATTGGCTTAACTGAAAAAGTGGTTCCGGTGGGCGATAAGCAATTAAAAGTATTTTGCCGTGAATTATCCTCGGTTTTATCGAACCCTTTACCTTTAAATTTACGCCATGTCAGTACGCGTGATGTTGTTAAAGAAATAAACCGTATCACGGGTTTAAATTTCTCTATGCCAGATAAGCCTTACGCCAATAAAAAAGTGGCAAACTTCTATAATGTGGGTAGTGGTTATCAGGCTTTAGAATCCATGGGTCGCGTTTTTAAAATTCCCGATTATATTTGGCAGCAACAAAGTGGTGTTATTTATGTGGGTGGCTGGGCTGATTCACGCTGGGCAAGTATTAAAGATATGATGCTTCCAGAAAAGCTGTTCGATGGACACAGCGTTAATGAGAGTGCGTCGATTGCGGCTATTCCTTTTTTAAGACCAGGCATGCGTGTGCGTGGTAATCGATTGACCAGTATTGAGTTTCAAAAAAACCACATGACGGTTTCGTGGAAAAAGTAAGATGGAAAAAATAATAAAACGCCTTGTGCTTAAAATGTTTCCCGAGTTATCGGCACGTTACCATTTGCCTGTTTTTGCCGAAGTTGTTGGTGTACGTGAAACACCTGCAGAGGGTGATGTGTGTAATGAGTTTCGTCCTTACTATGCTGTAGACGTGCAAGTACTCGATGAATATGGTGAACCCGATAAATCCTATCCAATACTTAAAGATGTGATTTTATCATTGCCGGTCGCTGGCCATGAAATGGGACAATTCGCATATCCGGAAAATGGTACCTGGGTGGAAATTGCTTTTGCTTATGGTTCACCCAATAAGCCGTTTATTCGTTCTGTTCTACCCCATCGTTTAACCTTGCCGCCGGTAGAACGCGGCGAACAACGCTGGCAGCATAATGCTGAATCATTTCAACGCGTAGACAAAGACGGAAACTGGCAGCGTAAAACAGATTTAGAAATTTATGACAAAAGTTTAACCAGATTAATTGAAGCACTCGATGTTGTTGAAAATTTCCACCGTAGTGTAAAAAACACTGAAACAAATGACACTGAAATCATTGGTGCAATAAAACGCATAGAAGCCTTTGGTGCCGTTGTTGTTCAGTCTGGTGGAGTAATGGATTTGTCTTCTGTTGATCACCTAAGACTAACCACAAAAGCTGATTTAATTATAAAAGCGTTAGGTGATTTAAAAGAAACCATAACCGGCAATCATGCTGTTCAGATCAATGGGGCAAGGACTGAAAATATAACGGGTAATTCAACATTAACAACGCCTAATAAAAAAATTAATGGTGATTTTGAAACGGCAGGACAGGTTGATTTAGATGGCGGCGGTGGAAAAATTGTTACAACTCAGCATATTTGTGCTTTTACTGGGCTACCTCACATAGACGGTTCATCAACGTGTCAGGCTAAAAAATAAATGCCTTCCCCAGGAGCTACCGCATTAAAAGCGTCAATGGGTGATGTTCAAATTCCATTAGCAGGCTTTTCCAATACAAAAATCGATAATAATAGTGACTTTATTAATCGTCTGACTCTGGGTATGGCTGCAGGCTGGATTCCATTATATCCAACCACTGTTTCTAATTGTGAAGTAGAAATAGAAAATGCATTTAATGGTTTGGTCGCAGCGGGTTGGAATTCTCGCTGTTGGCTAAAATCATTAGGCAAAGGTATTGATTTAGAGATGGCCGCATGGGTAGCAAGCTGGAACACAGCGACCTCGATGCATGATTATGCGCCGTCAGTTGATTCAATTTACAACAGTATAATTGCTGAAATTGAAATATGTGTTTTTAGTAATTCACACGCTTATCCTTTGCCTTATGCCGTTGCAGCTGCATGGATGGCTCATTTTGTACAGGAAGCAGGTTAGTGTTATGCAAGAAATACGCTGCGGAGCCTGTGGACGTAAATTAGGTACCGGAATATTTATCGAGCTACAAATTAAATGTACTCGATGTAAAACAATGAATTTTTTGAGGGTCACGAACCCCATACCAGAACACCACGAGTGTCGAACTAAAGAGAACACTCGTGAAAAAATTAATAAGAAAAAACCTAAAACTATATCAAGCTGACTGCTTAACCTTCCTTTCAACATTAAAAGATAATAGCGTTGATTTAATAGCAACTGATCCGCCTTACTTCAAAGTAAAAGGTGATGCCTGGGACAATCAATGGAAAAACAAAGCTGAATTTTTTGAATGGCTTTCTGTTGTGTTGGCTGAATACCATCGAGTACTTAAACCTAACGGTTCAATTTACCTTTTTGCTGGTCCGCATTTAGCCACCGAAGTGGAGGCGGTAGTAGTTAAGCATTTTTCTATGCTTAATCATGTTTTATGGCGTAAACCATCAGGCCGTCATAATGGTTGTTGTAAAGAAAGCTTACGCAAGTACTTTCCACAAACTGAACATATTATGTTTGCTGAAAGTAAAAAATCAACACCGTTCGTTTATGAGCCTATTATGCGTTACTTGGAAAATGCCAGGCTAAAGGCTGGTGTCAGCAGGGCGGCGATTGATAAAAAATGTAAATGCCAAATGACCGGGCACTGGTTTGGTAAAAGCCAATGGTCATTTCCCAGTGAAAAACATTACAACACCATGAATAGGATGTTTGGTGGAGTACTTAAGCCTTATGCAACATTAAAAAAAGAATATAAGGCAATAAAAGAAACTCGAAGAACGTTCAACGTAACCAAGGACGTGCCCTATACCAATGTGTGGGACTTTAAACCGGTGCAATGGTACGAAGGAAAGCACCCCTGTGAAAAACCGCTCGATTTAATGGAACATATTATCACCGCAAGTTCGCGCCCGGGTGATGTTGTTCTCGATACGTTTACTGGTAGTGCTTCAACGGCTATAGCGTGTAAAAATACAGGTCGAAAATTTATTGGTTGTGAAATGGGAAATGATGAGTTTGAAATGGCCGTGGTTCGTCTTAATAAATAATTTAATAGGAGGCTATTTTTAGCCTCCTACTTTTCGTCTTTGAATATATCGCGGCCAGAGCTTTGATTGATATCGCGGGCATGCAGTGGAAAATGGTATTTTATTGACATTATTTTACCACCACCTCTATCGCACCCCAATTTTCCTTTTCTTTTACATATTTAATTTTTACCATAGTATTGCTGCGAACAATTGCACCAAAACCATTTTGAGAATCAACATAAGATTTTACAACGTGAACACAATCACCAAGGTATGTAACCGATACTGGAGTAAAAGGAAAATCCGCAGTGGCAGGGGATCGCAATCTTTCCTTAATAAAACCTTGTGACATTATTCCAGCCATAGTTGTGTTTTTACATTCCCGGTTATCACTCTCAATTTTATCTTGTGCTATTTGTTCCGGAGTTCTGTCATCTCCACTACACGAGTACATAATTACTGAAACAATAACTAATAGAATAATAAATCCATAGAATGCTTGGAGTCCTTCATTTTTTGGGTTTGGTGATTCAACACCGCAATGCGGACAAGTCTTTGCTGTTTTTGCTACTTCTTTTTTACAGGTTTTGCATTCAACTAAGTTGCCCATAAACCTATACCTTTATTATTACAATATTGTTTTCATTTATAACACCTGTTGACACTGAAAACAAACTAAACTAAAGTTACACCACGCTGGCAAAATCCAGCGGCAGGTTTGGAAGTCTGTATAATGAACATCGTGCCAAGGCGCGAGTACTCGCGTTTTTTTACGTCCAGAGTTTATGGTGGACGTACGTGGGGAGCTTCGGCTCGCCGGTTTCAATAGCGATGTTCCTTCCGGTCTTCCAATCTGCGTACGGCCACCACCCATATTTGGAAGTATGGGTGGTGGTTCTAACTTAATTTTAAAAGGAACTCGCCATGCAAAACCAACAAAACAGATCCGTTCAACAACTCTCACTTCCCAATATTCTTAGCCGTTATGAAGGCTTTGTTAGCAGGGGAATAATTTCTGATATAAGCAATAACCCGAATGCACCGTTAATTATTAAACTTGAAGATGGGCAAACGTTTGGTTGCGGTGGACTCAGTTGTTCACAACATCAATCCTCAATACTTAATTCAGCAATAGGGTATACGGCTGAATTTCATCACAATGGTTTTAATCTTCAAGGTTTGCCCATCAATCCTTCATTCAAAACATTAGTGATCACCACGTTCAAAGGAGAGGGCAAATGAATAATTTAAAAACATTGGCCAACCCGTTTCAGTTTAGTGACCTCGATGTTCGCACAGCAGTGGGTGAAGATGATCAGGTTTGGTTTTGCGCTAAAGATGTTTGCCAGGCATTAGAAATTGTCTGGTCCGGAGGATCTATAACACTAGAAAATATGCCAGATGAGTGGTTTATGGTCATGAACCTCATGACCATAAAAGGTGAAAGAGAAGCAATTTTCATCAATGAACCTGGTCTTTATCGGCTCATATTCAGAAGCAATAAACCCAAGGCCATCGAGTTTTCAAACTGGGTATGCAGTGAAGTACTTCCCACTATTCGCAAGAATGGATTCTTTGGAACTATAAACGGTAAAGACAGATTATCTTATTCAAAACAAATTATTGACCTCACCACACGACTTAGCACCACCAAGGACGCCATGCTATACAAGATGCTCATCGCTGAACTGCGCGATTGTTGTAACTTGATTGGTCGAGCAATGCCAGATTTAGCACTTTTGGGGAAAGATGTTAAACAACTAAATTTGTTGGAATAA